GAAGACGGCAACGTTACTGTTGACTTTGATCCGGGTGACATGCGCGGGGAAGATGGTAACTTCTACGCCAACTTGGCGGAAGAGATGCCGGACCGTGAGTTAGGCCGCATTGCGTCTGATTTGCTTGGCGCGTTTGATTCTAACAAGTCTAGTCGTCAAGAGTGGGAAGACACTTACAAGAATGGCTTAGAGCTTCTTGGTTTTAATTACGAGGAGCGGGCGACCCCGTTCCGCGGCGCGAGTGGCGTGACGCATCCATTACTGGCCGAGGCTGCTACGCAGTTTCAGGCGCAGGCGTTTAACGAGTTACTGCCTTCTAGCGGGCCTGTTCGAACTGTTGTTTTGGGCAAGGACACGCGAGAGAAGCAGGATCAGGCGCATCGTGTTAAGCAGTTTATGAATTACTACATTACGAATGTCATGGAGGATTACACTCCTGACATGGATCAGATGTTGTTTTATTTACCGTTAGCGGGTTCTACTTTCAAGAAGATTTACTACGATGAGAACTTGGGCCGTGCGATAAGTAAGTTTGTACCTGCTGAAAATCTTGTGGTTCCTTACGATACTTCTGATTTAGATACATGTCCTAACATTACGCAGGTTGTGCGTATGGATTTGAACGATCTGCGCAAGAAGCAGGTTTCTGGTGTATATCTTGACATTGACGTTATTCCGTCTCAGGGCGAGATTACGGGTATTCGTGACGAGATTGACCGGATTGACGGTTATGAGCCTAGTCAGATTGATTACGACTGCACTTTGTTAGAGTGCCACGTTGATCTGGACTTAGATGGTTACGAGGATATTGGCGAAGACGGCGAGTCTACGGGTATTAAGGTTCCTTACATCGTAACTATTTCTCAGGATAACGGCCAGATACTGTCGATCCGCCGTAACTATGAGGAAGATGACGAGAAGAAAAAGAAGATCAGTTACTTTGTGCATTACAAGTTTTTGCCGGGGTTTGGTTTTTACGGGCTTGGTTTAATCCACACAATCGGTGGTTTGGCTCGTTCGGCAACATCTTCACTGCGTCAGTTGATTGATGCGGGTACATTATCTAATCTCCCAGCGGGATTCAAAGCCCGCGGACTGCGGATCAGGGATGACGACGATCCTTTACAGCCGGGTGAATTTAGGGATGTGGATGCTCCCGGGGGTGCTATTCGTGATAGTTTAATGCCTTTACCGTTTAAGGGACCGGATCAGACGTTATTTAATCTGTTGGGTTTTGTTGTAGATGCGGGTCAGCGTTTTGCCACGATTACGAACATGAAGGTTGGCGACGGCGATCAGAGCGCTGCGGTTGGCACTACTATTGCTATGTTGGAGCAAGGGTCCCGTGTAATGAGCGCGGTACACAAGCGTTTACATTATGCGATGCGTGTAGAGTTTAAGATACTTGCTCGTGTAATGTCGGAAAGTTTACCTCAAGAGTATCCTTATTCGGTTGCGGGCGATGATGCTACTGTCATGGCGTCAGACTTTGACGGTCGTGTAGATGTGGTTCCTGTTTCTAATCCGAATGTGTTTAGTCAGGCGCAGCGGATTGCTTTAGCTCAGACTAAGTTGCAGTTAGCGACACAGGCTCCAGAGATACATAACATGCACGAGGTTTACCGTGATATGTATGAAGCGCTGGGCGTGAACGATGTTGACAGATTAATGCAGTCTCTACCGGACAACGAGCCGCGGCCCACGGATCCTGCTCAAGAGAACATCAATGTGTTAGACCAGATGCGTTTACATGCGTTTACGGGTCAGGATCATCAGTCGCACATTATGGCTCACTTAGTATTTGGTTCTAGTCCTATGATTGGTCAGATGCCTGCCATTGCGGTATCGTTACAGAAGCATGTTTTAGAGCATGTTAAGATACAGGCCGAGGAGCAGGCGATGGCTCAGATGGGTCAGATGCAGGGTCAGGGCGGCGACGAAGCTCAGATGGAGATGCAGTATCAGGGTATGGTTGCTCAGTTGGTTGCACAGGGTATGCAGGCAGCAAAGCAACTTTCTGGACAAATATCTGGCGAAGGACCGGATCCTTTGATACAATTAAAAGAGAAAGAGATTGACATAAAAGCTAAGTCGGAAGAAGCAGATGCACAAGTAGATCAGGCCAAGTTACAGCTTGACGCTCAGAACCAGCAGATGCGCGGTCAGCAGTTCCAGCAGAGGCTTGCAAGTCAAGAAGGTCAGACGGACAAACGGATTGAGAGCGCAATGCAGCGCGAATTGTTAAAACAACAGCGAGGACAAAGATAATGGCAAAAGTAAAAGTAAACGGTTCTGCACCGGGTCCTACCCCAAAGGCAGTTCCTTACGCTCAGATTGATAAGCAGGGGCGTATTCCTTATGGCAAGACGGCGAATGTTAAGGTTCCTACGTCTATGAAGCGTGGCACGGCTCGCGGGATGGGCGCTGCAATTAAAGGGGGCGGCTACTTAGAGTGCTAATTGATGGAAATGGACGCGCTTTGGAATTTTATACTGACGGCTGGAGTGGGAGCTTTGGGCTGGTGGATAAAATCTCAACATTCTGAATTGAACCGCGTTACCATTTTATTGAATAGAACTCGTGAAGAGCTTGCCAAGGAGTACTCTACTAAAGTTGAGAGCAACGCATCCATAGACCGATTGATAACTCGGTTAGATGCTCTTGATGCAAAAATGGATAGGATGTTAGAACGTTAGCCTAAGAAAGCTCCCACTATGTTAGACCCGGTTTCAGCGATTGCTTTAGCTACCAGTGCCTACAAAGGCATAAAGAAGGCTGTAGAGGTAGGCAAAGAAATAAGTAGTTTTACGGGAGCTATCTCTCAGTTTGCCAAAGCGTCATCCGATATAGACTTTCTTGAGAAGAAGTCACAAAAGCCTTCTTTATATCATAAGTTGTTTTCTAACACCGAGGCCACCGCTTTAGATATTTGGTCTGCTAAAAAAAAGTTAGAGCAGCACAGAACTGAGCTAAAAAACCATATATCTTGGACTTATGGCCCGTCAGCTTGGAAAGAAATTGTGAAAATTGAGGCCGAACAGAGAAAGCGGCAAAGGGCGCTGGTGTATGAACGCCAAGAGTTTATAGACAATTTAATTAACGGTATAGTTATAACTGTAATCACTGTCATTGGTTTGGGAATAGCGGGTGTCGTAATCTATTTTGTAGGGAAATCTCAAGGCAAGTGGTGATGATACAAAGAGGCAGAAAATACGTTGTATATGACAAACACGAAAAGGTTGTTATAATCACTGTAGATAGAAACATTGCCGTCCAATACGCGAGGAGACAGAAATGACAGAGTTCGATAAAGCAGATTTGGATTCCAGCGGAAGCATTGATCGCAATGAATGGAATATTCTGGCGCTTGAGGACAAGCGGTTAGAAATAGCTGACCAAGACCTCAAGAGAAATACAGAGCGAATGCTAGTTGTCTGGTGCTGTATTGGTATGCTGGTCTATCCATTTATTATTTTATTTGCCTCAGTTTTGGGTTTCGATAAGGCAGCAACACTAATTACTGATATTGCATCTGTGTATGTGATCGCGGCTAGTGGAGTCGTGGCGGCGTTCATGGGCTTCAACGCCTACGCTGGTAAGGCTGATAAGAACAAAGCATCCATAAGTTATGAGAAAGAACAGGGATAAACATGGACTTAATACCAAGAAGTTTTCCAAACATAGGGGTGGTTGAGGGACAGCTACCCGAAGATGTAGTAAAAGATATATGGAAGGTTATTAAGAAGGCTAGAAAAAAACCAGAGGACATGAAGGGCGAACTTGCGGGGAACATTAGCTCGTCTATTCGTCTGGACTCAGAATCTCCCCAGCTTGCGGAGTTTCTAAATACAATACTTCCTGAGTTTATTAATAGCCACATTGAGTCCTATGGCGCTCCTTGGCGGGCAGTTATGAAGGAGGGCGAGGGTTTTAACTTAGAAAGCCTGTGGGTAAACTTTCAAAAGAAGCATGAGTTCAATCCGCCCCACGATCACAGTGGCGTGTTTAGCTTTGTAATATGGATGCAGATACCTACGTCCTATGCAGAGCAACGCAAGTTACCTATATGCGCTGAGTCAAATGCAGATAACCACATATCTAACTTTGCGTTTAGCTATACCAATACGATGGGTAGGGTATCAACCTTTGCGTACAACATGGAGAAAGAAGCTGAAGGCTACATGGTTATGTTCCCCTCGCAGATGCTCCACCAAGTCTTTCCGTTTTACGAGAGTGACGGCGAGAGAATATCAATCTCAGGCAACGTAGACATAAGGGCAATGGGATGAGTTTAATTGCAAGTTTGATTGGCCCCGTTTCAGGCATCCTAGATAAGTTTGTAGAAGATAAAGACCAGAAAGCGGCTCTGGCCCACGAAATAGCCACTATGAGCGATACCCACGCCCAGCAGGCTCTCCTAGCCCAGTTAGAGATAAACAAGGCTGAAGCGGCCTCTGGCAGTCTCTTTAAGGGAGGGTGGAGGCCATTTATTGGATGGAC